AAATTGGCGCTTTGCTTCGAGTGCGATGCCTTGTGCGATCATTTAGTTATTCCCTTCCATTGAGTGTTGCAGACGGCGAGCCGCTGGTCGATGTCGTTGTATTCGCTCTCCATCGTTGGATGCACCATGCACCGCTCTATAAAATCTTCTTCTTCTTCGCGCCGCTCTGGCGACGGCATAACGAGATCCGTTTGATGCCCGATGCCCTGAAAGTGGCCGTGCGCGTCTCGTATGGCGATGGCCAAGTGCTTGCGCTCTGGGCGAGTCGCCAGCTTCATTCCCTTGGCTTTATCTGCCGCCCAAACCTGCCCAGCGTCTCCGCCCCACAGCGCCCAAGCAATACGCCCGGCGGAGGGGAACCCATCTTCGCCTTGTTGAAAACCCTCACCCTTTTTATCAACTTCATGCCGTGCAAAAAACGAGTTCATTCTTTTAACGGTATCTTCCGACAGGTTCTTGCCGTTGGAGATGTCGCGAGCACGAGCAACCCCGATATTCGTTCCGCCGCGACCGTATTTCGCTCTCCACTCCAGACCCTTCTTGGCTTCGGCAATCATGCCCTGTGTCGGCTTATACGACTCTTCAAACGACGCCTGCGCTAGTGCGGGTGCGGGTGGGGCGGCTTGCGCTGCTTCTGGAATTTCTATTTCTGGCGCTCCTGCCGGTTGCGCTTCCCTGCTGTTCGGCATCGGCACCGAATCCGAGATGTATTGCGGCGGGACTTTGTAGGCATCGGCAAGCTCCACGATAAGCGACGCTTCCTTCGCTCTTGATCGAAATGCTTCTTCGTAGTCTTCACCCTGCTCGGTATAAATTTGCGCAGCGGTTTTCAGGCCCGCCTTCCACAGGTCGATGTCGGCGCGAGCTTCGCGACCGTAGTCGATACTGGCCTTCTTTGGCCACCCCCAGCGGCCATCTAGCAAATACTCGCTATCTGGAATCAATCCGCGAGAAGCCGCGTCGAGCAGCACGATATTTTTAATTCGATCCAGAAATTGAGACTCCAGCAACCTACGCCACCGTGCAAACGTGCGCTCCGCCATCTCAGCTTCCATCCTCGCCATCGGGCCACTCTTGTCTGCATCAAAAGCAAAGCCATACGGCAAGCCGACACTCATGCAGATGTGAGACTGAACGAGACGAACAAACTCTCCGAACGCTCCGCCGGGACGATCGGACTTGAACATCTCGATTTTCTCTCCTGGAGACAGGTAGTTCATCGTGCCGGGATCGACGTTCTCCAACTTCGCACGCTGGCCGAGATCGTTCACCCCGCTTGACGAGAAGTAGTCGCTGGCATCAGCGCCACCATTCTCGGAGACGATCACGCCGGTCTGGTAGCTCGCAAATTTGATGGCAGAGATTTCGGCTTTGAGTGCTTCTTGCAAGTCCCGAGTTGCATTCAACGCCGTGGCGAATGCCGAGCGACCACGGTATTCGTCGAGCCGCGTTGCGTCGAACAGGTGAATAAATTCGCTCGCAGGAATATCGGTTGGCTCGATGTATTGGTTCGAAATGTTTCGAACAAAAACCTGATAGCTCACCGGCCTGCCATACTCGTCCAAATTGATGCCGCCGATGTAAACATCCGAGTCAATCGTTCGATTGTAGGGCGAACCGATGCGGTCGGCTTCGACGGATTGCAAGCGCAAATCTTCACCGTCGCGAACGATGGCAAAGCCGCAGTCGCCATCTCGCAGCATTGCCATAACGGCGAGCTGGAGAAGCGTGACGAAATCGTGCCGACGCAGAAAATCGCAGTCCCTGCACCACTCGCGCCAATACCGTTCGACCTGCTCGTCGATATCGCGGTCGCCCGTGCGCGCTTGGTAGGCCAGCCGCCCGGAGACGTAGGTGGAAAATTTGAGAAGCAACGAACGAACCGGGGGGAAATTGTCGGCGAGATCCCGCGCGGCGCGGATGAGTTTGTATCGCTCTGCGGTGCCTGCGGTGTCTTCGGCTCCGCTGATATTGCGAGAGATGCCGCGCTTCGTGCTGTCGAGCGCCGAGTCGAACCGCCCGAAGTTTCGCAACTTCGCTTGCGAAACCATCCGAGACATCGCTGCCTGCGGTGAGAACACTGCAAGCGTCTTGGTAATGAGGTCTTGTGTCATGTTTTTTTAGGGAAGCTGGGTTGGGAACGCCGTCACCGTGCGCCTAACTCTCGCACCGGTGGAGTTCTCTATGGCCGCCTGGAGTTCTTTTATCATCTGCGCGACTTCGCTCAAGTTGGCACGAGTGAACGAGCGCCCTGCGATGCTGTAGCTCGATCCCGCCACAGCGATCGCTTCGAGACAGGCGATATATTTTGCTTGCAATCCCTGCAGGGTGGCGAGCGGTAAGCCGAAGAAGGTTTTTGAAAGTGCCATTGTTTGGGTGGTTGTGTCAAATCAATGCACTAGCTCTCCGAGCCGATAGGCAAGACGCCCGCCAACATTGCCGACGCCAAGGCGATGCATTCGCAGTCGAAAAGGTGGTTGGGCCTGCCGCCGATACGCACCCATCGAGTCTCAACCTGTTTGGTTTTTGAGTTCACGATGTCCTTTTTCATCTCGGCCACCATCTGCGCTCGGTAGTCGTTACTCGCGTCCCGTGGCGTCTCCCATTTCGGCACGGCATCCGGTTGCCGCATCGCCGCCAACTTGTCTTTTATTTTTTCGTTGCTGTGAAAGAAATAAAACGCCCGCAAATTATCGCTCCCAGCCACGGCTGTTTCTATTTTCGAGACAAACTTTTTTACTCTACGCCCGTTCGACTCCGTATGCGAAAATCCATCCTGCCCCGAGCCGTGCGATGCGGTCCAGCCATTGCGTGCGCAGCGTTCGTAGACGAGCGGCGTGTCGTAGCCTGCGTCGATAACAACCGCCCGGTTCGGGATGTTGTATTGCAGCGCAAGGGACTCGATGGTTTCCCAAGTCAAGATTTTTCCCTCCGCCAGCAGCATCGAGCTCCCGTCCATTCGGAAGGCACGGATAACATACCAGAAGTGGTCGCGCTGTTTATCAACGCACAAAAAGCGCCGGTGCTCACCGTCGATCTTCTGGCCGTCAATAAATTCGCTTTTCGCGTAGTCGCCTGCCGTTATCTCCGGCAAGTCGGAGATGATCTCCTCTTGCCAAGTCTGTGCTTTGCGTTTTTGGATAAATTGTTTCAACGGCTCCAAGTTGCCGTTGCTTTTCGCTTCGTTCGCTTCGATCCACTCTTTAACAATCGAGAACCACGGGATCCACCACACCGCGTAGGCAGGGACTTCGAATGAGCGATGGCCGCGCACCGGGTTCGGGTTGAGCGAGCGAAAGGTTGCAGTGTTTGAAAGGTTGCGACGAGTCGCGGCGGTGTCGCGATACTGCGCCTTGCAGTGCTCGCACTCCATAAATACAGAGTCCTGCACCTGATCCCAGAGCATTTCGCCTGCGGCGTTCTTAGGTTGCTCGAATTTGATCGCGTCAAAAGTGTATCGCTGCCAAGTGCTGCACTGCGGGCACGTCCAGCCCCACACTTCTCGAGTCCCGCTGTCCCACTCGTGCTCCATCTCGTCCGTGCTGCTGCCGCCCTGCGAGCACAAAAACGTCTTGCGGTTCCATCTGTCGTGATGTCGGGCTTTAAGTTCTTTGATCATCCCATCCTTCCAGCGCCAGACTTCATCGCCGATGCAATAGCGCATGGATTTTTCTTGAAGGTTCGTCATGTTCGCGCCGCCCGCGAAAAGAACCATGTGGGGAAAGAATATCGTCGTCTTTCTAAGCGCGTGTCGATCTTCCGGGAACAACGCTCGCACCGGCTCGCAGTCTCGAAAGATCGGGAGCAGTCGCGACTCTGTCCAGTCTTTAACCATATCATCGGTTTGGCCCACGAAGAGCGTTGGGCCAGGCTTTTGCGCAACGATAAAACACGCGAGCGTCTCCATCATCGTGGTCTTGCCCGCTCCGGTGCTGGCGCGCAAAAACACCTGCGTCGCTTCGTCGTCCGTTACCGCCAGCAAAACGTCATTCATCCACGGCGCCACGGTGCGGTCGAAGCGCGACGCCCGATCCGAGTTCGGAAATTTGACGTGTGCTTCGGCCCAGTCTAGGATCGTCCCGTCGTAGGCGAGCTTGATGCCTTCGCAGATACCTGTGGCGAGCGGGTTCATGGTTTCATCCCAAACATTTTCATTAAGGTTTCAACTGATGGTGAAGGCTGCTCTTTTGATGAACAAGGCTCGTCTTCGCCGTCGTAGAAGGCCGTGTCCCATGTCGTATCAAACATCTTGCGCAGGCCACGCGCCGTCAGCGTCACTTCGCCATCTTCGGCGAATTTCGGATTCTTGCGGCAGTAAATCGCCCAGAGTGAAGATTTAGTCATGGCTGCGAGACTCCTTCATCATGCGATCGATTGCAGCCTTCAGCATCGGCCATTCGTGCGGATCGATCTTGATCACGCCCAACTCGGCATCATCAGGCGATTGCGTAATTTTTAAGAACTCGCCTGCAGCTTCATCAACGATCTCGATCTCGGTTGTGCCTACATGGAAGATCGGTTCGCCTTTCACGCCGACGGCGATCTTCAAGGTTCGGGTTTGGTATGTCATAGCTTCTCAAGTTCGTCTCTGATCTCACTCAATATCTGCTGCGTGCGCTCGTGTAACTTCTTTCGCAGTTCGGCTTCGCCCAAGCCCGCCAACGCTCCGCTGGCGTCGTTGACGAGTGCGGCGAGCTTGGCGGAGAATATAGCGCCGATGCGGATGCCGGACTCGCGCATCTTTGCCTTCTCTTCGTAGTCGCCGCGAAGGATGGCGAGCTGCATATCCAATTTGTCGCACTCAAGCAGCGCCTTGCGGGTGCGGGCTTCGTTGTAGCTGGCAGGCGTGCGCTCTTCAAGAAATTGCTTTCTCCACGCCGTCGCCACTTCGATGCTGTCCATCGGCATCCCCTGCTTAACCATCTTGTAAATGTTGGGCTGCGTCATCCCCCACATCGCCGCAAGCTCTGCTTGCGTCAACCCCTTGCCGTCCCGCTTTGCCGCAAACTCTGCCGCGATCTTTGACTCTCGCGCTGTTAGAGTTTTGCCATCCTTTAGCTTTTGAAGGATGTTTTTGAACTCAGCCTCTCGGATCTTCCCCTGGAGATCGGATGCAGGTTCAGGCGGTGGTGTTTTCTTGGGCATTTTTCTTTATTGATTCGCGCAGAATTTTAGGCGCGCAATTATTCCATTTAATTGAATGATGCAATCTGCCGCCACTAGGAGTCACGGTGTTTATCTTTGTGCAGGAAGGCGCTGCCATCACCGTATAAAAACTTTTTTGATAAGTTCCGCTTTCTTTGTAGGCTTCAGTCATGCCTCCCGCTGTTGCTTGAGTTGGCTTTTGAGTTATACAAGCCTGATAGGTTTGCATAAAAATAACTCCTCGTAATCCGTTCAAAACATACGCCGTGCAATCTTCATTTAGGTGACCGCAAAAAGATAGCAATGCAGATGTTTTGCAAAGCCATCCATTCATACATTTTCGTTTTGTGCCTAAATTTTTTGTGTAAATACTTCCGCCGCCCCCTATGAAATCCCCGCCTTGAGCTGGAGATACAAACGCTGATGTTTTTTTTGCAAAATGCATAAAGGAATTAAAAACTTCATCAAGACTCAAAATGCCTTTGGTTTTAAATCTCAATCTCCCGTCAAACTTAAAAAGCCAATCCGTATAATCATCATCAAATTGAAAAAACCATTCGTAACCCAAATCGCGTGCAATCTGAAATGCTGCATTGCGAGCATAAACAATCGCCCGTTTGTGCGGGAAGTTATCCATGGCGTCGGTCTTTGAAGCCCATTCGTCCTTATCAAAAACAACCACCTCTCCAGGGAATCTGCGGTGATATTCTTCTGCTGTCTTGTCTTCGTTATCTATCACAATGCGAATTGTTCCGGTATATCCATGTTTGCGCAGGGAATCATAAGTGTAAATTCGATCCGGCCTTCCGTGCGTCAAAATTAAAACCACAAATTCATTCTTCATTAGGATAATCCTTCATATATGCCTCACGAATTTTCTCCGTCATTTCCACAAATCCATCCTCAATCGCCTTGTCGAAGTCGATAATTACAACCGCGGAATCCTCGAACAACCCTTGCAAGGCATGATCGCTCTGCGCATAATACTCGGCAATCTTGTCGAATCGAAAAACCGTGTGCCTTTGCGCTGCGGCAATTAAAAAGTTTTTTTCTTCTTTCGGAATGACGCTTTCCTCGATTTTTTTACATAGCCGGAGTGTCTTGCTGTCATCAAACAATTCCGTCAAAGATGGCTTTGCCCCCTGCGGCTCATAAATTGGAGCTTCAATTTTTCGAGAATAATTAGTGTCTTCGGCCGGATTATTCTCGCCCTCGGATTGATCTTGTCCCCCGAAATCAATCTCTCCGAAATCAAAATCATCAATGCCAATTTCTTTCAGCTCGCCCCAGTCGATGTCCTTGATTTCGAGCTTTAGCAATTCTTCATCCCAGCCACCGCCGATCTCTGCCAGCCGATTGTCCGCGAGGATGTAGGCTCGGCGCTGCGTGTCGGTAAGGTGGCCGAGCCGGATGCAGGGCACGTCCTTTAGCTCCAACTTTTGCGCGGCCATCACGCGCCCGTGCCCGGCGATGATACCGTTGTCCTTGTCGATCAAGACCGGGTTGTTGAAACCAAACTCGCGAATGCTACCGGCAAGTTTTGAAACCTGCGCAGCGTCGTGCTTCTTGGCGTTGCGAGCGTAGGGGATAAGTTTTTCTGTCGGTATTTGTTCGATTTTCATGATGTTTTTTATAACTCGGCAATTTTTGCCTATTCATAGGAGTGTTGCAGTAGTTCGTTTACCCCCAAGCTTTGACTTTGTTTAGTAGTCTTCTAAAATTTTGAAAAATATTTTTTTCCATTTTTTAAAATTTTCAAATTTTAAATTTTAAAAAACTTTTTATTTTTTTATTTTTTAAAAAATTGTTTTTCATTTTTTATTTTTTTATTTTTCGAAAAAATATTTCACAAAGTTTCGTAAAGTTCGACGATCGGTTTCAACGCCAACTTCACATTCGTCCGCTCGTCTTCACGCCACGCCGCCACGGGCCTTGAGCCGAACAGATCATTCAGCCCCCGGTTGAGTTTACCAGCGTAAGCCAACCAATGGTTGGCGGCACCCGTGCTGCGCTCAGGATCGTCCGTGCTGCGGTTAGATGAGCCGGGTGGGGGTAGCAAGCCGACGAACTGAGCACCGACTTTGGCGACGTCCTGCGGCCACAGATCGAGCACCAACTGATCTCTGTTGCGTGCCAAGAACACCGCCTTGTCTGCGTCGGGTAGTGGGATGCCTAGGCTGGCTATCCACTCAGTCTTGCCACCGCGCACATGCTCGCGTCCCATGAGCAGCATCTGGCCGCAGTCCGCCATGGCTAGGATGGCCTGACGAGCCGAGACCTTGGCATCAGCGGCTAGGCTCTGGGCGAGAGCGTATTGTTGCTTGGCCTGCCGCTCGATGGCGTCAAGCGTGAGTGTTGTGTTGTGTTCGACGATTTCCATTTGTTTGTTTGTAGGTGGATTTTGCCTCTTCGCTCTTGAGCGCCGGGGACGGAGGCAAACCCGTCTCGGCGAGAAAGTCGCAGGCGATCTTGGATATCGCCTGCTTAGTGCAGCCTAGGTAACGCGCAGCCTCCAGCATGCTCATCCCTGCAGTCATCGGATGCCCGAGCGCATAGGCCATCCCCCAAAGCGTTTTGCTCTTGCCGTATCCGTGGCCTGAGAGAAATGTAATAAACGTGTTCAACGTCCCCATCATTCTTTCGCTGGCTTCCCGATAGGCCGACATCGTCGGCTCGGTTGGAAACAACCTGTGCCCAAGCGTGGCGTCAGCGCCCCCGTCGCAGATGCCTGCAAAGTCAATTTCGTAGCTGGCTTCGTCGAACTCCGCTGCGTCTCGGGGTGAGTGCATGTCGGTGGATGGTTGCATAGGTGGCCAAAAATGCAACGACTATTTGAGAGCCCGCGGAACGAACCGAGAGCACGCACCGTGCATCGCTACAGGTATGATCGTGCCGCGCTCGCCTTCACGGTTTTTGTTGACGACGATATTCGGGCCGTGGTCGCTAGGACAGATGAACCAGACGTGATCGCTGTGGTGCGCAATCGCTCGGCTCTCGCGCAGCTTGCCTTCGTCGTTGAGCTGGCTTGCCGTCGCCACTCCGATGTTAAGCTGCAGTGCGAGCGCCTTCAGCCGCCGGGTGATCTCCGAAACGTGCTGCTCGCGCGTCTCGTTGCTGCCCAGCGCGCGGAGATGAACAAGTTGCACATAATCAACAACGATGAAATCCGCTTTGCCCTTGGCTACCAACTCGCGTGCCGCGGAATCAATTTGTTCGATCTCCGAATAGCCTGACTCGATCTGCAGCGACATCCGACTCAGCTCCGAAAAGCGTCGGCTGAATGCGGTCACTTGCTCGTTGGTGTTGTCGGAGCGATCGACGTATTTGAGAACATTGACGTTGAATCCGCACATCGACGAAAGGATTCGCGACGCAACTTGCTTCGCCGGCATTTCGAGCGAGAAAAAGACGACGCTCTTTCCAGCTTCGATGGCGCGCAGTGCGAGTTGAACGAGCAGGATCGACTTGCCGCCTGACGTCGGCGCGGCAATCGTGAGCAGCTCGCCACGCTTGACTCCGCCAGTCGTGACTTCGTCGAGTTCGCGTAGGCCGGTGCCGAAGGCTTCGACAGGCTCCGTGCTTTCCATCTCGTTGAGTATTTTGTGCAGAAGATCGTGCGTAGTCTCGCGCACTGTCTCACCCTGTGCGGCGATCTCCGACAGCGCAAGCGAGACCGCCGCAATGTCGCCTTCCTGCCGCGCAAACTCACCTTCGGCCTTGCGCACCGCCTGCAGCGCCCCCCGGTATCGAGCGGCTCCAGCCAAGGTCTGCCGATGCCAAGCCGCTGTGCCCGGATCGCCTGTCGGCATAACGTCTTGCAGCTCCATCAGTCCGTGCATGCCGCCGACTTCGTCCAGCTGGCCCTTGCGCTCGAGCAGGGACTGCACGGCAAAGAAGTCGGTGCGCACGTCCTTTTCATGGAGCTCGCGGATCGCCGCTAGGATCGTTCGGTGCGCCTGAGTAAAAAATAATTCGTCCGGCCACGTCATCGCGTTCAGTAGCTCAAAGTTTTGAAGCAGGCATGAAATCGCGGCTCGTTCACTGCTCTCGCTTTGCGGCACCGAGCGTGTTATCGGAATGATGTTTGGGAATGGATTTGTCATGTTTTGTCTCTCAAATGCAGCTTGGATATGGGGTGGCTTCGCCACCCTTCTTCTTATCTATTCTAGTTACTCCCGTGTTACGCCCGGAGCGTAACGCGAGCGTAACATTTTCCGAACTTCTTTTCTTCGCCATCCGCGCTGATGCAAGTGCTCGCTCCTTAGCGGTTTGGCTGTTGTGACGGTCGAAGTTCGTGAAGGCGATTTTGTCGCCCTTTACCGTCAACCACCCTGCCTTTATGAGCGCTTCATCAAACGTGTCCGAACGAGTGATCTCACGAATGACGCGCATCGCCGTAACATCTGTTACGCCGTCACCGTAACAATTGCGTGACAGCCAGGCCCAGACGCGAATCAACTTCCCAACCACCGAATCCACCTCCAATCCGGTGTGCTCGGCGATCATCGCCACCTCCAGCTTTTCGTGCAGGTGGTTTTCTATTTTTATCCATTCAGCGGCCATGATCCTCCTCCATTTTTAATTCAACTTCTATCCCGCAATCTTTGGCTATCTCAATTAAATTTGGACGCATTGCCGGTGGAATGTGCTTCATCCATTTCTTCCAATTATCCCAAAAAACAGAATAAGATTCAGCCCACGATCTATTTGCGTTGCACCACCAACATGAAGGAACAAGATTGTCTGGATGATTATTTACTGTGTCGCCATCAAGATGATCTGCATTTATGACATGCATAAATGCAGGCTTTAGGTTTGTTTTCCATGTTAATGGATACTTGCACCAATGGCATGGAGCATATTGATTCGCGCATAGTTTTTCAAATAAGACTAGTCGGTGATATGGTATTCTTCCTCGTGTGCAGGCCAACGGATGATCATGCATATCTATAACGCGAAGATATTTGCCATTTTTTTCAATTTTCAGATTTTCCATAATAATAAAAAAACCCTCCACGCCTTCCGGTTGAGAATTGGCCCATGCGATAGGCTCCGGTCGGCGTGAAGGGTGAAATTGTGTTTCGCATATTTGTTAGGCTTCTCACGGCCAGAATCATTCCTACGTCATCCGCCGCGCTTGTCAAGGCGCGCCTCGTCGCGCTCAAGTTCCACTTTCACTCGTTCATTGTAAGCTATTTTAAAAGCCTCCCGCGCCTCGTCGCGCTCTCGCTCCAGTTTGCGGGCCAGCTCTAGCATCTCCTCCAAATAGATGAGATTGCCTGGGTTCTCCGCCAATAGCCTGTTATACAGGATTTCTGTCTCTGGTGTAGAGATGTCGCTCATTTTGTTTCCTCCTCGCTGGCTACCGGAATCTCTCTACCGTTAAACCATTTAGGCTCTTTGACGCCAATCAACTCATTGTAGCGCGCGCAAAGTTCGGCCAAATCCTGCTGCGCCTCGTTTCGCTCGCGCTCCAACTTGCGGGCCACTTCCGTCGGCACCATTTGCTCTTGGGAAAACGCCATCCGCTCCGCCGCATCTGTCTCTGGTGTGTCCATATTCAGTCGCTGTAGCGAGTCGATTGCCCTGTCCATATATGTGTCCCGTCGTGCTGCGCGTGCTCGACTGCAAACGACTGGCCGCCGAAGCCGTGGAGGTTCGCGATCTCTTCGACGGCGAGCCGTGTTAAGGCGTTCTGAGATGTAATTTCGAACGTAAATAGTTCGATGTTGCCGCTGCTGGAGAGATGGTCTCTTGCGCCTTCGATTGTAATTGTATTTTGTATTTTCATATTTTTTTTAGCGGAACCACTTCGCAAAGTGTCCGAAATTTCTAGGTTGCGTCACGTTGTTATTTTTGCCGCACACGTCGCACTGTCCGTAATGCCAATTCGTAATGCGCGTGACCTTGCTGCCGTGTTTTACGCCGCAGTCCCAGCACGACCAGGCTGGATAAGGACGTTCTTGTTTTTTGGTTTTCATTTCTTTTTTTTAGGTTGGTTGGTCTCTGCAATGTATCTCTCGACCGCCTGCATGTGAGCCGTTGCTAGTGCTCGACCGTCCGCGTCATCCGAATAGCTCGTATCGTATCGCGGCATCGGCAAGTTGCGAGACAGGCGGAATCCTATTGGCACATCGGCCATACAGATTACTAATCGGATCGAAAGCGGTTGCATATTTTATTTTCCTGCGCGTATCCCGCCGCGCCCCGGTGCCTGCTGCTAGGGGGAGATCAGAACGGGATGTCGTCACCGTCCGGGTCGATCGCCGACACTATCCCTGTCGGGGCCTGAACTTTTTGGGCAACGCGCACCGAGCCCGCGACCTTCGCGGCCATGAACTTCTTGCGCTCGTCTCCGAAAACCCAGCGCTCCAGACAATTGAATTTGTGATCTGGGTTTGTTGCTCCTGGCTCTTCGCCAATCAACGCCACGCCTTTGACTCCGACAATATCTAGCGCTTCGATCTCAACGTCTTCGCCGGGGATCACTGCTCGACCGATCGACGCCAAAAACTGATCGATCTTCCAGCTCGCCTTTGCCGTAAAGACAAGATGATCCCACACTTCTGGGCCTTCGCTGCCGTCGGGCAGCAGGATCGTGCAGACGAGTTTAATCATCGCGTTGCCGCTTTGACTTGTTTTCTCGGTCGCACTTGCAACCTCGATGTCGTAGATACCCGGCGGGACGAGATAGACTCCCGCTGGTTTTGGTTCGCTTGCTTTGTATGTTGGCATTTTCTATTTTTCTTTCCTTTTAAATTGACGCATTTGCTTTGTGCCTGGAGCCGTCTTTACCAGTGTCTGGGGATTCTCGATACCTAGCTCTTCAGCCAGTTCGAGAAATTGTTCTGCGCTCATCTTGCCGCCGCCGGTTAGAAACGCGTGCTGCGGCGTGAGCTGTGCTGCGATCATCAATGCCGTTGCTGGCTCGATGTATTGCCGATCTTTTGGGTTGGTCAGTGCCCACCCATCAATCGTTTCTCCTGCCTCCAGCCGTGCTTTTAACGCGTCGTTGAGCGGGTCGCCAAATTCCTTGACGAAGAATTTGAATCGAGCCACGAAGTCTGCGTGCTGTTTTGGATCAGCGAGAAGCCTGTCGCGAATGATCGTGAGCGAATCTCCGTTGACTGCAGAGACATCGGCGAGAGCGGCCTTGCTTTGCACAACGAGCGCCTTGCAGGTGTCTTGGTGTTTGCACCAGCCGCAATACTCGCACGGCACGGGCTGCGCCAGCGGCCCCGTGGCCTTAGCGATGACTTCGCCAACGATGCGCTCGCATTGCTCGCGAGTGAACTCGTAGCTGCGCACGGCCTGTTGATCGACATAGACGACATGAGCCGTCCACTTATCCTCCCAAGTCGCATCCATGCACGCCAATGAGTAGGCCATTAGCTGCTCGCGATAATTCCTGATCTGGCCCGTCTTGATATCTGCCACCCACTTGGCGCCGAGACATACCGCATCGGCGGTGCCAGGGCGTGATAGCCCCGGCACATCCATTTGCAAGTATTCCTCGCGGGTTTCGATCGGGTGGCCTGCTGCGAGACGCTCTAATGTTTCGACTCCCCATTTGCAGGCAGCGAGATCATCGCCTTCCAGTTCAATCATTTTGTGCCTGTGCGCATCCCCGCCAAAGGCTGAACGAATGATGGCATCAAGTTTTGTCCCGCGCTCTGCCGCTGCACTCGCGCCACTCGCGCCAACGAATACGGGGCAGCTTGCGAGCTTGGGCAACATTGATGGTGATATTTCTTTCATGTTTTTAATGAATTTTGTTCTATTTTGCTAATCTCTTGCAAATAAGGATCGTCCTTCATGTTTTCTTTTTCATATGCATCAACTATTAATTCTTGCAGGACTCCGCAAATTTGCGCGCCGTCATAGTTTGCTAATGTTTGCTCATATATAAAAAGCAATCGCTCAAGTTTCATTGCTGCCCCTCCATCCAATCGCTAACGGTTTTAAGGAATGCTACTGGATCAGCCTTGATGCGGCCCATAGCCTTTTCGCTGACATCGCGCCATGATTGGCCTTCTTTGATCTGGCCTTTAGCAAGCAAGAAGGCCTCGACAGAAATGCAAGATTCATCAATCGGCACCTGCCATGCGGGGATTTCTTCTGGCTTGGTTTCGACGGAAATCTCTGCCGTTTTTTCCGTCACTTTGGCGAACAGGTGCGCCACCGACTCCCAGAGCAACGGCAACTCTTCCGCCAACCCGCTGCGGGTCTTGGCGTCGTAGGCCGCGCTGTGCGTTGTTAGGATGATGCGTTCCTTGCCGCCGATCCCTTTGCCTCTGCCGGTGTCAGTGGTTGAGACTTTGGTTTTAAATCGCAGGAACCAGAGCTCATCCGCAAACTCCTTCAGCAGCGGCGAGCACTGCTTTGAGAGCTTGAGTTCGTAGCGGTCGTATGCTGCCAGAGCGTCCGGTGCTTCGAACTTGTGGATTTTACTGTGAGCGATCAGCACAACGTTTTTCCCGACTTCGATCAGCGCATCAACGCTAGACAGCATCCGGGCCATCCGCTCGGCCACCATCACCCAGCCCTTGCCGTAGCCGAAATCTTCGATGCTGGTCTTTTTGGTGGTCGCCAGCAGGTCTTCGATGCAGAGCCGTTCGGCCCAGTCAGCGGAGTCGATCACGATGGTTTTGTAGTCGGAGCTGCGGCACTCTGTCAGCGAGTCGGTCAACTGCTTCCAGTTGCCGATGTCGCATCGGTCAACGTCCAGGTGGCTAGTGCCCTGCTCGATGTCAAGAAAGAGCGGTTTAGGGAATTGAGCCGCGAAGGTTGATTTGCCTACAGACTCGACGCCGTAGATTACTACGCGCTGGGCGCGTGTTTGTTTTCCTTTTGTGATTTTCATTTTCTATTTATTTTCTTTGGTTTCGGCAGCATATACGGCCACTGCCAGTGCCGCCCATGTGTGGGATTTAATGCCGTAGGTTCCCCCCGGCTTCTTCTTCGTGCCCTGCGGCCCGAAAATGTCGATGAGTCTCTGGCGGATGTTGCCGTCCTTTGCTCGCATGGAGCCGCACAGGTGCATCTTGACGTCCTTGCGGTAGCAGAGCCGCACCGGCGTGCGCGCCACTTCTATAAATCGTCCGATCCAGACACAGGTTTCGAACGTCGAAGCACCTACCGCCATGCCGTAGCTGGCGATCATCTCACAAGCGACTGAGTTGTATTCGCGGCCGATCAGAATCTGCCTGATCTCCGCATTCGGCAGATGGCCGTGGTCAACGATGAGGCTGTGGTCAAACTGCACAAACGCGGTGTGCGTTGTGCCGGGGTCGAGTGCGATCATTTAAGTGCCGCCCTTTTGAGTTTGTCTGCAGGCAGGCCCAAAATCTCGCAGATGTGCCCGAACGATTTGCTCCGAATAAAATGCAGTGCGCTCGCCCTGTTGTCGGTCTGTTCCCGGCGAGTCGACTTGCTGGCATACTCTTTATCGTTCTGGGCGTCGATGATCGATAGCTCAACCATCCCGCAGAGAATGTTTCGCACAAACATATCGCACATCGGCTCGCTCATTTCCGTTCTCCCTTGTTGTGGCGGTTGAACCACCACCGCCGCATTTTCGTGGCTTCGTCTTCGGCTCTGAGTTTGCCGACGAAATAGCCGGCGGCGAATGTCATTACTCCGCCGATGGAGTAGATGAGAATAAATTCTTGTGCGCTCATTGTGTGATCCAGTGCAAGGCGGTGATTTGTCCGTTGACCAGCAACCTTGCGCTAGGGTGCGTGCTGGTTTCGCTGGCCCAAACTTCTCCGTGCGACTCGACCCACCCTTTACCTAAGTCGATGTCTAGGCAGGTGGCGATGTCTCTCGCTCCGCCGACACTGCGGCGGGCTCCGTCGCTGTATTCGATTGTGATTTTCATTTTTGTAGTAGGTTAATTTTTTAGGCTGGGATCAGGTCAACGATGTTGTTGCTCTTAGATAGCGCGCGGTATCCGGCGGGAGTCGTCGAGCCTTTGATTATGATGTGGGCTGGGATGGCTGCTCCCCGTGGCCGGTTCTCCAACTTGGCAGATACCATTTTAATTTCGCGGCTCGTGCCGCAATAAGCGTAATAAGGAGCGAGCATTTTGTATGCGCTGCGATATGTATTAGGGACTGAGTGGCGCTCCCCGGTTGCGGATAAAACGGTGTATCCTGCGGCCTCTAATTTAGCGATACTCTCGGCTAATTCTTTGGCTGTGCTGTCTGGGGCGGAGTGAGTGTATTTGCTGAGAGCTGCAGGAGCTGGTTCGATTGTGATTTTCATTTTTGTATTTCTATTTGGTTTCTTCGTCGGAGGGTTCATCCCTCTTTCGATGTGCAGACCTTCTAACATCTCAAAAAATTGAAAAGCTTTTTTTTAAAAATATATTTTCCGCCGAGACGAAAAAAAGCTTTACATACCCACTCAGCCAATGCCAGAGCGGCTCTGCGGGCGTTTCCTACCCGTGCCAGTCTGTGTTTTTACCCCTGCAGTCGATGTGGACAAAGCCTGCGTAGATGCCGATACCGCCTGAGAAAATGCCCTCTGTGCGCACCTGCTTGGCGATCTTCACGATCTCAGGCACGGGCACTTTGGCAATGATATCGAGCGCCATAAACTTGACGTGGTAGCTGTGCAGCGCTCCGCCAATAGCCTTGTTGTATTTTTCGTTTCGGTAGGCCGAAATAATGCGCACCGGCACTCCGAGCCGCTCGCGTATTGCGTCCGCAGCGTAGAGCGTCGGGATGATGTCAGCCCAGAGAGCGCGAGCGGGGACCCTGTTGCAACGCAGGTAAGAATTGCTGGCTCCGAGCGTGAGAACTTCCTTCGCTCTAAAATATTTGATCCCTTGGCGGTCGAGCAACTTTTGGAAGTCGATATGCGCTTGGGTCATTTATCTCGGCGGGTGGGAGAATTAAAAAGATACCCGCCGTATTGCGAGATCAGCTCTGGCGGCGGCTGAAACGAAAGCGTCACGTTGCCTGCCTTTGTCGGCCAGGTGGCCGCGCATCCGGTCAGCAGCAAAATGACAGCGAATATCATCGCCGCAAACATACCATGAACGAGAGTTGCGTAGTTCATTTTTTCTCCTTCCGAAAAACGTCGTAGAGACCGATCAGCGCGATGACTAATGAGCCTACAGCCGCGAGCTGATCCGGATCGATGACAATGCCGGCCAGCGCCAACAGGGTGGCAAGGCCAGTCCAAGTGGAGCTTTCGCGGAGCTTACCTAACAGGGAGTCGATTATAGTTTTCATTTTCGGAGTTGTTTGACCATGTGTATGAGTGTGGCGATCCCGACCGCGAGCCCTACAGAGAGCGAAGCGATGCGGATGCCGGTTTCGATGTGGGGGAGGAGAGAGACAAACACACCGCCGAACGATGCGCTAGTGCCGAGAAGGCCGGAAAAATAAGGGTGGTCGGTCATGGTAGTTCTCGGCCTGTTCCGTTATTGTAAAGAGCGTCAATTTCTCCGTCGGAGAGAGCACGGTTCCAGATGCCGAAAGCGTCAAGCTTATCTGCGCCAGCAAGCGGGACCTCATCACCTCCGTCCCCAAGTCTAAAATAGCCATTGCTGAAATCAAGGGCCGGAGCCCCTGTAACAACCGTTGTCGTATACGCCCCGTTATTCGTGCGAAGCTGCAGGCTTGTTCCGGTGTATCTAATAGCGATAAATCTCCAATCTGAGTTTCGATCGGTTGGGTCAATTACTGTAAAATCATCGACGCTTGTATTTATTCTTATGCCTAAGGTTGAGTATCCATATAATCCAAATTGCCCAAGCCCACCAAAAGCAATAATAATTGGACCAACTCCAGCAGCCCAATCGCCCGCCACCTCATTAAGAGTCTCCGCTTCTTGATCTTCATGCTGAACCCAAAAACAAACAGTCAAAGCAGTTAGTCCTGTTAAATCTACAGACTCAGTTTCTAGGTAATTAAAACCATCAAATTCTGCGGCATTTCCAATCTTGCCAGCAACAAAGGCAACCATAGGATCGCCATCATTTGTCAGCGTATTCCCACGCCCAGACGAGTCGCTTGTGTTGCTTAATCTATAGAAAGCAAGCAGCCCATCACGCAGCCCTGTTCGTTGAAGTGCAGAAAATCCAAGGATCACAAAATATCTCCTCCAAGAACCCAATTGTTTGTTCCGATCTTGATCAGAGTTCCAATCGAGTGTTGAAGCGCTATCTCATCCGCCCCGCCCGGCGAGTTGATCGTAACGCCCGAGCCTGCCGTGATCGCCACACCACTCACCGCCGAGCGGTAGAGCAGCACCTGAGAGCCTGTGGGGAACGGCACCGATGTATTAGGCGGCACGGTGATCGTCATGCCTGTTGTTGCGTTAATGAGTCCGTAAGCGTCTGAGAGCGCGAGTGTGTAGGCTGTAACCGAAACAGTGTTGATCGGGAGCGAGAACTGCGGCACCGGCGAGAACGCCGCCGTGTCGATCAGCTCCTCCGCAACCGTGCACCCGCTTAGAATAACCGTCTGGCGAGTTCCGCCCTCCGTGAGTTCGATCTCAAGATCGAGATCAACGGTGGAGTTGTTTCCGACAAGATCGCGCAGCGCGAACGTTGCGAAGTTTACGTCTGCCGTTTTGCCGGGCTTGGCGCTCAGGCCGCTTTGGACGGTAAGCGTTGGCTGGTCGCTGTAGCCCTTTTGGCCGCCGAACGCGATGTCGAAATATTCGCCCTGGATGCCCGAGACTGTCGCGCCGCCTGCACCGATAGAGTCGAGAGCGGCAAGGGCGGACTCGATATCTGCCGCGCTACCGTTGGCAGCGATAGGCGACGTTTGGCGGAGCGTCGTGAGAACGTTGCCCGTCGTTGCCGTGCCTGTTAATGCGGTGCCGCCTGCCGTAACAGAGACCGTGAACTGTGTTGCTTCGGGGATCGTGCGAACAAAATACTGCTGCCCGTTTGAATAGCCTGTGAGCGCGCTGAATGCCGTGAGAGTCACGGGCTGATTGGTGATAAGTCCGTGGTTCGCTGGCGTGATGAAAACACCTGCCGTGACGAGCGAACCGATCGTGATGGACGAGCTAGGCGCCGTCAGGCGGTAATCGCCTGCGAACGGCTCTTGCGAAAACGAGAGCCGCTGGACTTCGTTGTTTAGGCTGCTGCCGGTTACTGTGGTAGCAACCGTCGCGGTGACGGTTGTTGAGAGATCGGTCCATGTGGCTTGATAGACAGCAGGCGTGAGCCGGAGTTGGATCTCCTGAACCTCCTTTGTGCTTGCGCTGCCCGCGATGCGCTCGTCGATAACCGCAACCGTATCGGGGATCAATTGCGAGACGTCGGCGGTAATGCTGCCGCGAGTCCCGGCGGTTGCAAAGCGGACGGTAAAGTGATCTGCGAGTTCTCCGGTCACCGTTACTCCTCCCGCGCTAGATATCGCTGAGAGCCCGTTTAAGGCGCTTTGGATCTGGCCTGCTGTAACCGCTGCATCGAGTCCCGTTGTCGTATCTCCGCCAAACGTGAGCGAGTAAGTGCCTGTCTCCGGTGTGGCAAGCCGTGAGCCGATGCCGAACTTGATGCTTGACGTGCTCTTATCGACAACCGTGAACGGCTGGTTGATAACTCCGGTTGCTTGCAAAAAATAAAGGTTGAACGCGCCATTGTCTCCCTTTGTAAACCGGACGCTTCCGGCGGGTGCTAGGTTTGTCTCGCTCGCAGCGAGACGGTTGTTGGTGAGATCGATGAAAAGGTCACGTGCCATATTATTTTGGGGGAGTTGTCAATTTCTGGGGTCTTGCAACCTCTCGCCGGTTGTCGTGTTGTAGATCGGGGAACCATCGGTTGCCGCGTAGGCATAATATTCGGACGGAGTAAGATCAATATTTACCGCTGTCTCCGATTCAAAATAAGAGTAAAGAGTTGTTGATTTTTCCTTATATGTCAGCGTTCCAATGGGGGTTTCAAGATCACTAAAGAATCCTGACACTGTTCCAAGTAGCTGTAAGTCGCCCTCAAAACCATACATAGCAAAATAAAAAAACGGATAATATTTTTCATTGTGAAAAACGCAATTTATGTCTGCATTCGTTAAACTTAATACTACTGACTGCGGTTCCTCCTCAGATATGAAGGCATCATCAAATTTTTTACGGAATTCTTTTGATAATTCCTCTACCAATTGAATCTCTTCTTCATAAGAATCAATGGTTCCAGAAACTGTAAACTCTGGAATCAAATCATCATCTCCTGGGAAGGTTATTGATCCAGTATCAATTTTTTTAATCCTCCACCAGAATTCAGCTAATTCATCCAATGTAAATTCAAATGGATAAGGGCTTCCGCTTTCTCCCAAAAAGTCAGTTCTCTCGTAATATTCTTCTGTCTCTTCTTTTGTAAAAAATGCAAACGGGAACCCACTAAATCCAGAATAGTTAAACTTTTGGAAATTTATTGCAAAATTATCCTGCCTTGTCCCAAAAGCTACTCTTTGTCCCATAAAATTATGTGGTTTCTATGGGAATTTCTATGGGGTATTGTTCCCCGGCGGCATTTTGCGTCGCACATTGGAACCCCTCTCTGTAAAGCGTGCCATTGATAGCAACAATATATTCTCGTGTGTTTCCGCCGGTCCCGGTCCCCCAACTCAACACTCCGTCAGTCGAGTCGAGCACGTAGGTGCCGGAGCCTGGCAAGGCGGGGATTTTAAGTTTTCGTTGAGGGTAGCCAAATTGGCCTAGAGTGTTGTCAATTAAACTGGCATCCGCATCAAGTGCAGCAAATACAAAGTCGCGCATTAGATCGGCCCCCTTAATTTGATAGGGGTAGCCTCCCGCAGCAGGATTTCCGCCGGATTGGGCTAACGTTTCAAAATTAATTGGAAACTGATTCATGCAAATGAATAACTAAAGGTTACACCGGATGCGTTTGTAGAAGCAATTATGGCGATCGTTACTTCCTTAAAAAATCCATAGCTTTGCTCATCATAACTATTAAGCCTGCTCGTAATATTCGTATTTATAAGATATTCATCTCGATCTTCGGTAGAAATGCCGGCCTGCGATGGTCGCACGGTAGTATTTAGGAAACGTAAAGGTAATTTTGTTCCGTCCTCAAGATAAATATTTAAAATATTGCTTGGCTGGAAATTAATAGTCTCGCCTGGGGCGATTACTATTTTTTTTATTTCAACATCCAAAAATCCCGAGCGAGTGGCAACATCTTCAAAATAATCATCTCCTTCCTCAAAATAACGATAATAAAAATAACTGAAGTTTGAAAGGATTTTTGAAACAAATACATTGCCCGTTGTATTTACCCGCCCATACGCAACAACCGTGCATTTAACAAAGCCATTTCCCATATCCTGATAGTCGGGCGCAGGGAAAATGTATGCGTTGTTAATACATGGATTCGAGTCCTCTGGAGACAATATATCACCCTCCCTGAAGTCCTCGTAGCTAATAAAGTTGCGGTCGGCGATATAGTCCTGTTGGATCATGCACAACCCGCTCGGAAATGTTTTTACGAGTCGATTAGGTTGTTTTATCCATCTCTTCGCACTTCCGCTTTTAATAATTTGATATGCCATAATTTTTATGCGAGCGCCGTTATCGGGAGCCTGTCCCGGATCGTTGAAATAATGTCGGTCCAGCCGTTGAGAATCGATGTAATCGACGTTACGTCGGCAATAGCGTCGCCGCCAGCCCCGCCCGCTCCACCGTTGCCACCGTTGCCACCTTCGCCACCTTCGCCACCTTCGCCACCTGTGAAGTTGTTTGTGATCTCGGCTTGCAGGGCTCCTACAGCACTGTCGATTTGGGCCTGATCGGCCTTGACTGTCATCGGCACGTCGGTGGCAGTTGCTTCTAGCTCATCCCGCACATTCTGCAGCGATGTGCCGTCTACCGTTACAGTTACTACGGCGGCTACGCTTGCGAGCCCAGTTTCGAGCGTATTTTTTGCATCAGCAACCGTTTGATTTAAATCTGATTCGTTTACGGATGGCGTAACGTCTGGCGTTTTTATCCCATCAAGCTCAGTGTTTGCCGTAGCGACCCCGCCTGAGACGCTCCCGATAGCTGGCGTGACCGTCGGAGCGTTAATGTTTGCTAGAGCCGTTTGGACGGCCTGCAACTTGTTGTTTACGCCAATCTCATCAACCGTTGGCGTGATGTCTGTCACCTTCATGTCAGCAATCGCCTGCACAGCCGCGTTGATGGCTTTAATCTTGGTCTCCTGCGTCGCCATTTTATCAACATCGAGCCCGAGCTTTTTAATGATGTCTTCGATGCTCATTTGGGACATATCCACCCCGATAAAATCCTTCATTTCGCCAAGCTTTGTTCGGGACTCTACTAGCGCGGCATTAAGCGCCTTGGCGCTGCCGTCCATCTTCTCTTGAGCGATTTTCTTGACGGCCTCCTGCACTGTGCCCGCTTCGGTTGTTGCATTGGTAAGGTTAGTTTTTAGTCCGGCAGCATGGTTTTTTGCCTTCTGCGCGGCGTCAGCAACATTGACCGTTTCTGTGGCAAGCTTTTCAGCCTCCTCTCGGGACAGCCCGGTGTCCTTCATTATTTTTTCCGTCAAATCTGCATGCTGCTTTTTTGTTTCCAGACTAGCGGCTAGGGTAGTATTACCTACGGCCAGCGCTGCATTGATCTCGTTTTGTGCGATGATTTCAGCAAGTGAGTCCGCTTGCCGCGCAGCAATTTTATTATTCCTCTCCTGTTCGGCTGTTATTTGCTGTTCAATCGTATTTAATTGTTCGCCTGCCTTTTCGTTCGCCTCGCCGAGCGAGACGTTGATTTCTCCCATTATTTCCGCGTGCTGTGTCGTCAGCGGGATTTGAGAGCCAATCTCCCCGGTCATGTCGCTCAGGGATACCTTGCCATCGTCGATCAAGGATTTAAATGTTGTGGCGCCTTCGTTGATACTAGCAAACGCGCCGCCGCTATCTCCGCCGATAGCATTCAGCGATGTAGCCACGCCATCTGCTGCTGTAGCTGTCGCGTCTAGTATGGGTGCGGCTGTAGCAGCGGCGTCGCCAAGATCACCCATTCCAACGATTGCACCATCTTGGTCTTTTCTGTATCCAACAAATGTTTCGCGAAGAGACTCAACGCTCTCATCAAACGGCGTTAAATATGCAAGAGCATCAAACAGTCCATTATTAAATGATGCCAAGGCACCCTGCGTTGTATCATACGTCGCGCCGAGCGCACCAGTGTCTTCCGCAGCCTGTTGTTCCGCAAAGGCCAAACCATCGAGCAAAAGTTTAGCATCCGTCACGAGACCGTTGAGGTCTTGTAAAGGTGCATTCAGTGCAGACCCAATTTTTTGCCCAAGCCCAGCAGCATCCACATTCTCCATCTCACTGCCCAAATCCTGCAAGGCCGGGATTGTTTCGCTAAGAATGCCTGCCGCGAATGCTGCGAATTTGCCCTTTACCGCATCAACGCTTTCTCCGAAAGTGTCGAACGTTCCCGCGTGCTCGTCCATGACCGACGCAAGCGATCCCACCTTACCCTCTGCATCCGTCAGGCTCGGAGAAAACTGAGTCAAAAGTGGAAGCAACTTGCCGCCCAGTTTGTCGCCGAACACTTCGGATGCTGCCGCTGCGCGTGCTGTTGGGTCTTCGATGGCTGCGATTTTCGCAGCAAAGACTTCCATCTGTTGGGTGGGTGTCTTGCCTGCAAGTGCGGAAAGCGAGACGCCGAGATTATCCATCGCTGCCTTCTGCTTATCGCCACCGTTCGCAGCGTCCTGCATGAAGTTTTGGAGTTTATTAATCACCGTGCCCACCTGATCTCCAGACAGGCCGGCATTCTTGAATGCCGTTTCAAGCACCAACAAATTCCCTGCTGTCTCGCCGGTTCTTGCGCTAAGTTCCGAGAGCCGTCCTCCGAGATCAAGCGCTTGGCCGAAGCCATCGACTATCGCTCGGCCTGCAGAGAAAACACCGTCGATGATCGCTTCGAATCCCTTTGCCGCAAGATTCCCAACCGTGAAGGCTGCTGCAATTTTAGTAAAGCTTGCGTCGAACATCCCTGCGGAATTTTCCGCCTTGTTTCCGGCGTTGTTTGCCGAGTTGCCGAGTTCGTCCACCTTCGGCGACGCAGCGGATGCGGCTGTGCCTGCATCCGTTGTAGCTGTTGCCATGTTCTGGATTTTTGTCTCCAGCCCTTCCAGTTGCTTTATTTTGCTGAGAGACTTTTGAAATTCTTCAGCCGACATCGCCGTAGTTTTCTGCTGCGCGTCTAAAGTCGCAAGCTCGCTTTGAATGTTCTTGAGCGTTTGCGCTAGGCCAGTGTCACTGGCCCCAAATTCGACTGATACGTCCGCCATATAATATGGTTATTCAGTCAAAGTTTTCTTGCGCTTTTTTAAGATTCGGTTCATTTGAGCTTTCATTTTTGAAACAACAATCGACGTCGCGTTGACCTGTTCTCCAGGTGGCAAGATTTGGCTTACCCAGGGAGTCGAATTTGTCAAAGTGACGCGCGGATTTGTTGGGCTATCTAGGTTGTTTGTGATAGATCCGTTGGATTTCGATTGATCCGAAACCCAGCTCGGGATTGACCGCGTCATCGAACCAGATATTACCTGCGGCAGTTGCTCCGCGCACCGAGCCCATCCTGATTTGGCAATACCGACACGCTTCACCACGCCGTCGATATATGGCTGGAGATCACTCGCCGCGATGTAGAGTTGCGAGCCGCGTGCCTTCGTGCGGCCTGTGCGCGCATTTCGATTGGCCTGATGCACGGTTGCGTAGTTAGAAGTGATTTCCATTCCGCCCCACTTATTCAGGAATCCGATATTTGAAAAAACTATTTTCAGAACGTCGTAACGTTTGGCCGCAAGCAACGTGTTGAGCCGCGCTTTGATTTTGTCATTCCCGACCGCGCCAATCATCTCGGTGATGTGCGAATCGTCCTTGATGATTTTCTGGATATCTTTCGTCGTTCTACCGATGCCTGATTCGGCCTTATTCCCGAACGGCTGAGTCCGTCGAGCCAGTTCCACGCAGAGCAGGCGAGCACTCAGAGCAACCGCGTCCGGGATTGTTTTTTCAACAATCTCGGCATAGTCCTTCATGATTTCTTCGAACTTGGTTGCGTCGAATTTAAATTTTGCCATATTTTGCAAATGCCTCGTCTAATAAGGCGAGAGCGTCAACGCTGTTGCCTGCCTGCGTATTCGTCCAAACCCGCGTCTGGCCGCTCGCCATGCCGTCGCAATGCAGCAACTGCAGGCCTGCAGCAAACGGCAGCTCTTCGACAATCTCGCGGAATCCCCAGCCGGTGATTTTTGCGATACGATAAACGTATCCCGACAACCAACTGGGAGATGCTAGTTTCCCGGCGCCGAACCTTTCTGGTTATTGCCTGAAGGGTGACTGGCGCTCGCTGCGTAGGCCTTAAAGCCATCGTTCATGGCGACTCCTACAGCATCAAGTTCGGTGTGGTGGCTTATGTTTTTCTCGATCCACACGTCCACGGCGTCGATGAATGTAGTCTTGTCGTTAACAACCGAGCGGATCGCCGGGAACGGAGCAGAATGGAGGAACGCAAAAGCAGCACTTTTCCAAATCAAATCTTTTTTGTCGGAAAAGATTTCGTTGCGATGCATCCACGATACCGAGAGTGCCGTGACAGGTCGGAAGTCGAGTCCGATGATTGTTTTCGTTCCGTCGGTGAGGCCTTCTTCGCGCAGGATTTCGTCGTCTTTTTCGTATTCAGGTTTTACTTTTTTCATAAATTATCTTCCGTGTTGCCCTCTATTTCCTCGCTGGCCATAATCGCCACAAATGCAAGCGCGCGTTTTTTTAGTCAGACCCCTGTTCGGCTTTGCATTTTCGCCGGGCTTGCCGCTTCGACCATAGCCCCCCTTTGATCCAGCCTGACCGGCTACACGGGACTTCTGAGCTACAAATTCCCTTGTTTTTTCTGTATTTTCCTCTGATTCGCCAGCCCCTTCACTTGTGGGCTTTTTCTTGGCTGCGCACTGGCAGGCTTGCTCGTAGGTGGCCACGGGATATAACGCTTAGAGCTTGGACGCGAATTTTCTTTTCATCTCCTCGGAGGCATTTTCTGAGATTGCAATTCGTTTTCCGTTGCGTTCGATCTCGATCATTCTGGGAGTCCCACGGATGATATCCACTAAGACATCTCTATTCGCCGCAAAGGATCTCAGATAGTTGACTATGTTTTCAGGATCGGACTTGTCTAGGTCTTCTCCTCCCTTGGTCATCCCTAAAATAACCTCTGCCGCCTTTCGTCCTTCGCTGTTGACTGCCTCAAACCAAAAGACCGTTGATTCCTTCCCATCGGTTCGAACGATGCGGGTGACCGGGTTTCCTGGTGCGAATTTAAATCCAAGCGTTGCAAGCGCGGTGGCCGCCTTAAGATTGGACGTGTAACTGTAGGTTCCTTGTTGCATAATTTTTTATTTTAATTTTTCTGCGCGGCATTGCCGCCCGCTTGTTACGAGAGAGTCGCCTCGTATTGCGTCCCCGACACTTCGATCTGCCGGAACCCGTCTGCACTCTGGCTCTCGGTAACCGAGTCGATGACAATCGTGCCATCCGCGCCACCGTTTCCGCTGTTAGGGTTGGATATTGTAAGGATCGAGCCGACGTCATCGCTAAAGCCATTAAGCGCGCCACTCAAGGAAATGGATGCTGTTTGGTTGTAATATCCAACGGTCACAATATCGCCATCGGCATCCATAATTTCAGCCTTCGAGGCACTGACCGAACGCGAGAATGACTGAACCAACATTCCCGATTCGGCTTCGAGACCGAAAGAGACGGATGATGCTGTGCTTGAATCTAAAACTGTAGCGGCCATAAAATTAAATGCTTGGGAATTGGGTTGCGGAGATTGAAACCTGCTTGAACCCGTCAGGGCTTGCAGAGATGTCCACCGACTCGACGCGGATCGCGCCAGACCCGGTGATGGCAAAGCCGCTCACTGACAGTGAGGATGCGACGGCTGCAGTAACCGACCCGTTGGTTGATCCCTCGATGGAGATTTCGTTTGTTTTGCCGTAAAATGAAACGGCAACAACGTTGCCCTGCGGGCCGACGATCTCGGCTTTTTGTGCGTTTTTTGTGAGCGATGCGGAATTAACGATAACTCCGCTCGCCGAAACGGCGGTGCCGAAAGATATCGCGGTTCCAATGATTGTAGCGGCCATATCTGGCCGAAATTGTCAACTCACCAGAGATGTGTGAACGGTGATCGAAACGCTGCGCAAGAAATGCCTGTCGGTAGTTGAGAGCGCAATCGGACCGTTGCGGAGAATTCCGTAGATGTAACAATACTGCGGGCGGATGGAGTTTAGCTTGTCACGCAAGCCAAAAATATCGTGCGTCACGCATAGAACCTCCGACCACAGCGTCTCGAGTGTTTGAGCGTCCGAGTCGTCCGCCTGCACCGCAAGAACAACATCAACGTTGAACTGAAAAATTGCGCTGTTCGTTATCGACTCAGCCTGGCGAGTCGACTTTACGAAACACGCCGGCAGTGTCATCGTCTCAAAATTCTCTGCAGCCGTAACAACGAGTGCGGATGTCATCTCGGCCTGCAGAGCTTGAATAATAGTGTCTGTAAGCGCCTTCTCGAGCGTGAGCGTGACAGTCGCCACGGGCTTTTTCGGTTGCGGCAAGGCGAGTTGGGGAAAGAAAAATAGGCTCATTTGTTTACGTCCTGCAGAGTGAAATCAACCGACACCGCATCCTGAGCAAGCTCTGCTGAAAGCACGCGAAACTTTGAGCCGTCTATCGTGACGACGTCTCCCAGATCAATGCGCTGAGTCACGGCGTCGTAGGCGGCAGTTATTGCCATCGCAACCGTTGCCATGAAACCACCGTCTCCGAGATCGTTCTCTTTGCGGAATGTTGTGCGGTTTGCCGTAAACGATGCGCCTTGATGGATAACAGTAATCGGCAGCTCGCCAAGCACGGCAGCAAAATCAGTAGCGAAATAAGAAGCGAGACTCACAACATGCTGGTATCGTCAAATAAGGCCGCACTCTTTGCAAAGCCGCTCGTATTCGCTGCCCTTGATCGGCTTCTCCTTGCTCTGGTTGTGGGTGGCATTGCTCCAGTGAATCACGTCTGCGGTGATTGGGTGCGAGTAGGGTGAGAAGGTCAGGCCACCGCAGTCGCAGTAATTAGGCAGCGTCTTGTAAGCGATGCCGTGGCGCTGCAGGCCCGCGTGGATGAGCAGCATGGCTTCGTGCCAGTCGCGACCAGCCATGCCGTCGGCGAGCATATCGCGAAGCTTGGTTGCAAGATCAATCGCAAACGCACTGCCTTCGGGGATCCGCATGACGACTGGCGAAATACTCGAGAGCCACGGAGAAAATGTGTAGTCTTCTAGGTCAAGTTTCACCGTCACGGCGCAATCCATCTGCACCCACACGCCACCGTGGCGGTAGAGCGTTTCCATCGCAAAGTAATCGCTCCAATGCGCAAAGCTCCCGATGCCGCCATTAGGGATGTAATCGTGTGGATTGCCTGCGAACCCTACGGGAGCGAGCACGTCTTTCGGTAGTTGCTCGACCTTCACGCCGTCCGGGACGCCTTCAACCTTACCCTTGACCCACAAGGTGGGTTTGTTGCCGCTGCGCTCAAGGAGCATGAGCGTGAGCTTTTCCATTAGCCCGAGTTTCGGGCCGATCCAAACTGAATGCGTGATCATTTCCTCGCAAGAATTGTTAGACCGTTGCAGTTTTCGTGATGCTCCAAGACCCGCCAATGCTCGTTGTCCCGCATCCATTCTTGAATTGCCAAATTAATGCCGGTGCCGTTGTCTTCTCCAAGACTCCCGAAAGCCACCGTGTCGTGAAACGCGATATATTTTCTCGCCTGGTTGCCGTGCCGCTCTAGCTCGCCTTTGACCTGCGCGTAAGTGTGCAGCGTGTCGATGAAGAGCAGGTCGGTTGGCTCGATGACATCAGCTTCTAGCGTGCTACCCTGCCGAAACGTCCAGTCGATTTCGAGTTGGTTCCGGATAGCGAAAACGTTGAAGAAATCGTGCAGATCGTAGCTCCGAAGAATCGCTCTAGGTTTGTCGGAGAGTCCGTGCAGAAACGAATACGTGCTCATACCGGTGCGCACGCCGAACTCGGTGACGTGCTCGCACTGCCGCGCCAACTGAGCCAGCCGTAACATATGCTCGTTGATGTCTCCGCAAATCCCGCGACTGCGCTGAAAGATATTATTCAACGGCCACTTCTGCATAAACTTCGCTCCACCGTAAGCGTATGCCGTCTCGCTGTTCTGGTGCTCCACGATGCTATCGCTTTCTCTCGAGCCGTTGGTTGGGTGGTCGTGCTGCCACTCCAGATCGCGCACGGAATAAATCGGTGCTTCTAGCTGCGTGCGCACATTGAAATCGTTGTCGCAGTAAACTCCGAAAAAATCAGGATGGAAGACATACCCGCGCTTGTTGTAGAGCGCCCGGGAGATCACGGGATGGCAAATGAGTCCGTCTTGCCGCAGGGAGTCGGGAACGTAGCAAGCCCATTTTGTTTCGGGGTCTGGAAGCTTGCGCAGCTTGGTATCCCATCCCTGCGGTGGTGTGAGATCGTCGGCAATCACGACCAAGATATGCCCGGTCGAAAACTCCGCGCAGATATTCCAGTTTGCCACGCTCGACGATGCCCACGCTGGCGGTGGGGTCGTGCACGACCAGTAGACCTTCGCTGCAGCGAATGCCTTGATGCTTTCAAGATCGTCGCTTTGAATCCCGAAAATATGCTCGACATGATCGGCATCGTCGGCTCGGTCAAGCCAAACCTTGCGTGTTTCAAGTGCGCGTTCGGGCGTGCCACGGGTGGCGTGGAGTAGGCTTAGGATTTTCATTTTGTTAGTTTTTCAAATATTTCTTTTGCTCGGGTTGATTCTTTCGGGTCATTGACTCTCGCATAGGTTTCGTCGGTCGGAATATTCTCGAAAGCCGGGTTGTGATGGACGCAAACAATATCGCGAGCATCAACAATCGCGCCAACCTTCGCGGCACGAACGGTGAACTCTGCGTCGCTGTATTGGTTTCGGAATTGAGGATTAAATAGGCCATGTGCTTTGTAATATTTCCGCGTGCAGATAACCATCGCCAGCAACTCGTCGGTTCGGTGGCCGTCGGAAATATGTAGCACTTTTTCCTTCGAAATGTCTAGGCGGCTTTCGAGCATGTCGTCCCACCCTGGTGGGCATTCAAAGTCATCAGAAAACTGCACAAGAATATCTCCGGTGCTGTGCTGGGCTGCCAGGTTCCAAGCGCCGACAGAAAAACCGTCCGGTTGTTGGCAAACACCCGCGAATCGTTGCAGCAGTGCTGCAGACTCGTCGTCAGAATCGACCGCGAAGATGTGCTCCACGCGCTCAGGCTTGCTTGCGCGAGTGAGCCACAGGTTCATGTTTTGCGCGGCCTGCAGCGGCCTCCCACGCGTAGCGTGCAGCAACGAGATGCGGGGACGCGGTGCTGCGTCGAGCACCTGCATTTCGAGCTTGAATGCTTCTTCCTTTTTACCTGCCATTCTAAGCGCCCAAGCTCGGAGCTGCTTGGCTTTACCACCATAATACTCGGCCTTGTGCGTCCACTGCGTAAATGCCGGCACTGGGATTTTATCCATCTCATCAAGTAACGCCAGCGACTCGGCCGGCTTGCCTGCGTCCAGCAGGATCGAAGCCTCAAGCGCGACGGCTTCGCGGCGTTCAGGATCGAGCTTGCGGGCGGCTTGCGCAAAGCGGAGCGCGGAGTCTCCATCCGTCATGTTGCTCATATTCATGAGCGTTTCGTATTTATGCACGCCGTCGAGTCCCTTCATCGCTAATGCTTCGGCGCCGTAGCGCAGCGAGAGATCGCGTTGGTTGGTGATCATCTTTTCGTAGTGCAGGTAGAATTTCCAGTGCGGCGCGAATTGATCTTGCCACTCCAAGATCCGTTGGTTGCGATCGTTGCTTTTGCGTTGACCGAGCGGCGGCATGTGGTGGATTTCAACATCTCTGCGCATGTGGATTTTGATCGTTTTCGTTGGGTGGACGTTCTCATGCACAGCGCGCCACCACCATCCGGTGTGATAACGGAAAAACCGCTCCCGGGGAGCGCGCTTGTTCTGCTCTGGGATAACGTAGTCGCTTAGGATCCAGTCGCACTCAGGCGGGCAGTCTCGTAGCGCCTTAAGCGTTGGCTCCACCATGTTGTCTTTGAGCACGTCGTCGCAGTCCGCCCATGTAACCCAACCGTTCTCGCTCGCCAGATCGTAGGCTTTCTCAAATGCCATATTTCGCGCAGCGGCGAAGTCATCGAGATGCGGCCAATGCCGACACAGTGGCGAGTTGAGATACTCGCCGGTGTAGCACCCGAGCCCTTTAGCGATGCTTTTCGTCTCGTCTGGTTGCAGTGATCCCACGGCGCGAATGATAACAATTTCATCGCATACTTTTTGCAGGGACTTAACGCATCGCTCGATACGTTCTTCTTCGTTGCCGCAAATCATGCCTGCGACAAGGCGGTTTTTTTGGTTCATGTCTGCTTGGGTGGTGATGTCAATAACAAAAAACCCACCCTTTTTCAAGGGTGGGTTTTTGGTATGAACAACCAAAACAACCAATACCACAAACACCAACGCCAGCGCCTACAGACCAGTCGTAATGCGAATGATGGAGCTGCCGTCAACAACCTTCTCTGAAACGTGCTGACGCACGCGCAGAACGTTGCTACGACGAGCTTCGTCGCGATAGGTCTCAGTCACGAAAGGGACTGGGGAGTCGGCACCCCAGAGGATCGAGCGGCCAAATCCGCCAGCGGCAAACTCACCACCAGCCACGTAGCCGAGAGCGATGTAGCTGTCGCCCCAAATGAACGATCCGCTGTAGCTCTGACCTTTTTTCGCGCTGTTTTTAGGAGCACGACCGACGAGAACCTGATCGACTCCGACCGCCTGAGCGACCTCTTGCTCGGAGAGCAAACGAGTGCTGTTAGTGGCGACGACGCCGAACATTTGGTTTTGAACTTTGGTCGAGCGGCGAACACGCTCAAACAATGTGGCCGAGAGAACCAGCGTGTTGGGAAGCACACCGTATTTGGCGAGCTCCAACTTGCCAGCGGCAACGTCGGCAGGAAGATCAAAGGTTGTGATATTCGCTTCGGAGTAGGCGGCAGTTGCGCCGGTGCCTGAGATAGCGGTGATGCCGTTAGCTGCGTAGGTGAGAGCAGCGACGCGAGCTTCGTGGCCAATTTGAATTTGGCTGAGAAGCATGTCGGCGACCGCAACTTCGACGTCCAGGAAACGAGCGAGATCACGCTGGGTGGCGTCAGGGAGAACTTCCTCAAGACCGTATTCGGTGGTGGCAAATGTGTCGGAGACAAACTTGCGGGACACGCGGGGATAGGCGGCTCCAGCGGCGATCTTGGTGGCATCGTCATTCAACGCTTCGCTCTGACCGAGATTGATTTTGAGATACTCGCCCGAGCGAATATCGGCCACGTAGATCGGCATCACTTCTGCGCCGATGAAAAGGTTTTGCTTGTTGGAGCGGCCTTCGTAAACGGCCTGTGCAATGTCTCCGCGAATTGTAGTAGAAGATACCATAGTAGTGGGTGATTAGAGTTTGACCGCGTATTCGACGATGTCGCCGGTTGTGCCAGAGTTGATGGCGGTGCCGAGTGTCAGGCCGGATGTAACGAGCGTGCCAACGATCACTCCGCCGGTGGTGGCGAATACGTTGGATCCCGCTGTGACTGGGCCTGGGGATACGATCCCAAATTGAGTTGGGCCGAAGAGCTTGACCGCACCGACCCCGGTGGCGGCGACGTCTTCTTGAGTCACACCGACGGCTTCGCCAGCGGTTACCAGAGCAGCTCCGGCATTGTCTCCGCTAATGCGGACGAGGGTGTTCGCAGAGATCGCCGAAGCGAACGAGAGACTGCGAAATGTGTTGTCGATTTGTGTAGCCATATTGAGTGGGATTTAGAAATTGAGCTGATTGGAATCGCGGAGTGCGATGTATTCGGCGGGGTGGTTATTCATTGCGAATTTGATAGCGGCGGTGCGGCTACCGAGTTCGCCGGTTTTCTTCTCGATCACTTTCTTGAGATCGAGTGCTTCGTCGGATTTACCGACGGCAGCGGCGGAACCTTTCATGGGAGCGGCTCCGAAGGTTTTAATCACCGTGTCAAGCTTGGAATTGAGAGTGGAGAACTGAGCAGCCATTGCGCTCTCTTCGTCCTTTTTCTCTTCAGCCATCTCTTCTTTAGGCATCTCCTCCATTTTGCTCTTGTAATCGCCGAAGGCGGTTTCAAGGGCGACCAAGCGAGAAACGATATCAGCGATGCTGATCTCGTTTTCTCCGTTTTCGAGTTCCGGTTTGGGTGCGTCTTCCATTTGTTGGGAAAATTTGTCAACTCGCGAAGCCCGCGCTTGGAACGAAAACAACCCTGTAGCGTTAGCTGCCGGGGTCTGAACGATCGCTGCGGCAAACAACTCTTCGCAACTCGCGAACCGCTTGCCGTCTATCTCGCGGAGCGGCCCAGCAAACTCAATCGAAACGCCGAACGCGTCGGGGAGCTTCTCAGAAATCTCGTAGACATACTCGCGGTGCGGCGATGACTTGAGCAGATTGATGTCGGCAAGAAGTTTCTCGCCGACGATGCGAAAATTGTCTGCGTAGCCCACGATGCCTTCGATATCAGCACCGTGATTGAGATTGACCTTGACTCCGCCCTTATACTCTTCTGCGCAAGCTTTGACTTCGCGCAGGGTCTGCATGTCCACATACATGTCGTGCCCACGCGCTTCGCCCACGCTGATGATTGAGACGCCTTCGATGATATCCATGCCGTGGCGCGGATGTCAAAATAAGGAAGGTCTCCCGCCGCTGGTTGCCTCCCCCTTTTTCTATTTAGTTCGACAACCGGCGATCTCGACACATGCCGAGCGGAATCCCACGGGAGAGCGCAAGTGTCGCTAGAGCTGGAACCGACGTCAAGAAAATGTTTCGGAATCTAGGATGAACCGCTCTAGTGCTGCCTGTGCGAGCGCACGAATCTCGCCTTCATTTTCTTCGATGCAGCCCACGAGTTCGAATGCGGTTGAGATTTGCGGCTTGATTCGGGATGCGGAGAGATTCTGCGTGCAGCCGATTATATCGGTGGTCGCGCCGATATGTTGCGACGGTGCCTGCAGGCCGATGCACGCCTGCGTGCCTGGGCTTGTTATGCAAGCGGAAATCCGAATCTCGACCGACGAGCCGACGATCCTAGCAACGACTCCGTTGACGCGGACGATGACTGGCGATTTTTCGTATCTTCCGAACCTGCCAAAGTTGCCGCTTTGGTCGGGAGTGATTACCGGCGGCGGGGGCGGTGGACCGCCCGGTGTTTGCAGCAAACCCTGCGTGCCGATCGACAGCGGCGTTGGGCTTGGCAGCAAGCCCTGCGTAGCGATGAGCAGGCTTGTAAGAATTGTCATCAGTCGCGGCTCACTGTTGTCGTTGTTGTCCCGTCACCGCTGATCGTTTGCGCGATGGCACCGGCAGTGCGGCTTGTTGGCGTGACGGTGAGGGTCTCGCCGTCTTTGAGTCCGTGGATCAAATACATCTCGTCGATCTCTGAACCGAGAGTCCCGGCGGGATGGTTGTTGCGGGTGATGAGCGGATCCCGAACTGTGGTGAGCTGATACTCGTCGCCTGAGGTTGGGATATTGCACCAAGGCGTGTCAACGGTTGCCGTGTTTGTGCCGGTGTCGTAGATCAAAATAAACCGCACCTGCTTGTCGCCTGTATCCTGATCGGTTACAACGATCGTCTGCCCCACGCACAGTGTGCCAACCGGCTCGAGAGTAACGGTGCTCGCCGCTGCGGCAACAACCTGCCCGTCGGTGATGATGCGCTCGTCATCAAGAATGCGCAGCCTGCGGCCTGCCGAGCTTGCGATGTTGTGCGTTGCGCCGTTGAGAACTTCATCCCAGACGGCATCTGCGATGCCTGCGGTGGTGGCGGTGCTGCGGCTTGAGATTGTGGCGTCGATGTTTGTTTTTAGAAGGGCGCCGATAGTGCTGCTTGTTGTGATGGCAGTGAGTAAATGATCCCACACACTCGCAGGCGTGAGTGCAGCCGTGCCAGTAGTCGCATCGACGGGGACGCCGAAACCAACCGAGGCGGCGGCGGGGACGGCACAGGTGCCTGTGAGGTTGCCATCGGCATAGACAGTGCCGCTGCGGACATCGGCGGGGGCGGCTTGGGTGAGGGCATTGTCGGCGGTGAAAAAGTCACTGTAGGTGCTGGTGCCGTTTTTGGCTTGGCGGATTTTGGCGGTGGCGGGGGTGGGATCAACGAGGAATTTGCTGGCGTAGATGGCGGCAAATCCGTTTGCGCTGCCGATAAATGAGCCGCTGACTTTGACGCTTGCGGCGGTGCTGGCTGATGCCAACCCATGCGCGGAGTTGGTGGCGGTGATGTCGCCTGTGGAGACGATTGTGCCTGTGCTGGCGTTGTTGAGGCCGTGGGCATTTGCTCCGCTTCCGCCTGTTAGCGTGCTGGTTGTGACGGTGATTGTGCCTGTGCTGGCGTTTTGAATGCCGTGTCCAGTGCTGCCGCTTCCTCCGGTTATTGTGCTTGATGTTATCGTGATACTTCCTGTGCTGCTATTTTGAATTGCAAATGCACCTGTTCCAGTTCCAGCAGTAAGTGTGGAAGATGTGATTGTAAAACTTCCTACTCCGTTATTGTTTAGTGCTGGCACGAAATTTCCGGCTCCAAGCGCCGAGCTTGAAGTGATTGAAATACTCCCGCCAACATTGTTGTTTATTGAATAGGATGTGCTTCCAGTTCCACCATTCAAAGTTCCCGATGTCACAGTAACTGTGCCTGTGCTGTTGTTATTTAGCGCAAAAGCAAACCCGCCAACCCCACCCGTCAGCGTGCTGGCATTGATGATGTCAATTGTTCCGGTCGATGTGTTTTCAATTGCGTGCCCGCCGTTGGCAACTGTTGTTCCTGTAACCCTGCCGCCAAGCGCGATGATGCCGTCGAGCGTGAGCGTTCCGGTGGAGCCGAAGGAAATGGCGCGGGTGGATAGGTTGAACGCGGAGCCTGTGGCGCGGCATCCGGCGAGCGTGGATGTGGCGGTGCTGGTGAAGGTGAGGCAGTTTGCGCTGCCTGCTTGGATGTAGGCCCCAGTGATGTTGTGGTTCCCGCTCATCGTGAACCCTCCGCCCGTGACTACGGAGATGGGGGTGTTCACATAATTGAGCAGAGCGCCGACGCGGCGGGCTGTGCCTGTGGTGGCTGTGCCTGCGTTGACGGCTTGGAAGATGGTGCCGATGGCAGCGGTTACTGCAACAGCGGTGGTGGCGTTTGTGCCGGGGACGATGGCATTCGCAGTGAGGGCGAAGTTTGTCGTGCCGAGGCTGACGATCTCGTAAATGTGGCCGGGGATGAAACTTCCGGATTGATCGACGGTGGAGCCTGTGAGGTCGATGGCTTGGTCGATGGTTACCGTGTAGCCGTTTGCGTAAACGGTGTCTTCAAGGCTGGGGATGATACCGCCGTCCCATGTGGCGGTGGCGCTCCAGTTTCCGGTGGCGACGGCTTTGCGGATGGCCATGGTTTAGAGTCCTTTCGCGAGGATGAATTTTTGTAGGGCGGCTTGCACTTCAGCGACAGCGGTGCGGGCGTCGTCGTCGGCTACGGCGAGGGAGCCAAAGAGGACTGTGCGGGATTCGGCGGCTTGCTCGATCTGGTCGCCTTCAAAACGTGTGGGCGTGAGGGTGAGGACAACGCTGGCGTCCGGCTGGTCGGGGGCGGTGTAGCGTCCGGAAACGGCGAGCGTCATGGAGTAGCGGTCGTAGGTTTTGCCGTCGATGGTGATGGGGTTTGTGGCGTTCATATTTATGCGAATAAAATCAGAGCAGAATTTTCGTTAGGTTGAGGAAAGCGAATCTCAAACGCACCGTCGAAGACAGGACGATCGTTGCCGAAGTTTAGGGTGCAGAGCACCGAGTTGTTTTTGCTGGCATTGTAAACCATAGCCCCGTGCGCGGTGAAGGTAGCGCGGTCGATCTTGACATCCGCGAAAGTAATCGCCGCGTTTTTGCCGACCATCTCAGCCTTGAACCCGGTGAGCGTGATTCCGCCGCGAGTGTAGCCCTGGCCGCTCACTTCTCCTTCGTCGGTGTAGTGCTCGGTGGCCGGCCCGATGTTTGCGCGCCTAGCGTAAAGGGCGAGCTTGTAGGTGTCCGTCGGTTGGTGCATGCCAATCAAAAATTGGCGCTTTGCTTCGAGTGCGATGCCTTGTGCGATCATTTAGTTATTCCCTTCCATTGAGTGTTGCAGACGGCGAGCCGCTGGTCGATGTCGTTGTATTCGCTCTCCATCGTTGGATGCACCA